TACAATGTACGTCTGTTGGTAGTAAGAATGCAGGTAAAGTAAGGGCTTCTAAGTTTTTACTGGTTGACGATATGATCGGCGGCATTGAAGAAGCAATGAATCCCATTATCCTTGATAAATTGTGGGATAAATATGCCGTAGATGCCCGCCAGAGAAAGATACAGGACACGGACGGTAAGAACTGCAAGGAAATACATATTGCCACAAGATGGAGCGTACACGACGTCATAGGGCGCATCCAAAATATGTACGAGGGAAATCCAAGAGTAAAGGTTATTGCAGTTCCGGATGTAGACCCAGTTACCGGAGAAAGTAACTTTGAATATGAGTTCTCCGGTTTTACAAAAGAATTTTTTGAAGACCAGCAATTATTGATGGACGACATATCATATAGATGCCTTTACAAACAGGAACCGATTGAGCGAGAGGGATTGCTGTTTCCGGAAGATAAAATACGCCGGTATCTTAATTTGCCGCATGGAGAGCCAGAGATTGTAACCGGTCAGTGCGATACCAAGGGAAAAGGAACGGATTACTTTGTTTTGCCGGTATTGCAAAAATACGGAGAGGATTACTACTGTGTAGATTGTGTTTGCGATAACACGGCAGATTATGAGATGCAGTATGAAAATGCAGCAAATGTTTTGACAAACAACAAAGTTCAGGAATGTGAATTTGAGAGAAATGCCGGAGGAGACCGTGTCGCAATGGAAGTAAACAAGCGAGTGGAAGCCAAAGGATGGATATGCAATATCACAGATACACCGACGGAGACAAATAAGGAAGCAAGGATTTTTCAGTGCTCAAACTGGATATTGCAGCACGTTATATTTAAAGACCCATCATTATATAAGCCAAATGATCCATATGGAGTAATGATGTCTCTTCTCAAGAGATATTCAGTGTCCGGTAAAAAGCAGTTGGATGATGTGCCGGATGTATTTTCAAACTTTGCGCTTAGAGTGACAAATGGAAATAACGTAGCCAAAGTAGAAGCGGCAGTAAATCCGTTTAGGAGGTATTGATATGGTAAACAAAGATATTTTAAATCAATACTTAGATTTAAGAGAAGAAGTAAAAGAAGTAAGGAATAAAATTGAAAAGCTTGAAAAATACATAGAAAAAATTGAACAGGAAGGAACGGTTATTGATAGCGTTTCTGGCGGAAATGGTGGAAACCAACATTTTAAAATAGAAGGAATACCATTGCCAGAATATAGGCACAAAAAAACCTTGTTATATTCCAGAAAAACCACCCTCGAAATTTTGGAAAACGAACTTCTTGAAAAAACAAATGAAGTAGAAGAGTTTATTGCAAATATAAAAGATAGCAGAATTAGAAGAATAATTAACCTTAGATTTTTAGAAAATCAATCTTGGAATAAGGTTGCCGACCAAATAGGAGGCAATAACACAGAAGACAGCGTGAGAAAAGCGTTCGATAGATTTATGAAAGAGTAAAGTTGTCCGATATGTCCGTTTTTTTTCTGATATAGTTATAATCGAAGAAGTCAACAAATAGTTGAACACTTTACCATCCCCCATTGAAAGAGCATCGAAGAGAAATCTCCGGTGCTTTTTCTTTTGAAAAGAAAAGAGGATTTTATGGTATATACACCAAAAACAATATATTGCCCGCGTTGCGGAAGAAAAGTTGCCACACACGATGGGCGTTCAACAATGAACATTTCTGTGGAATGTAGGAAATGCCACAAGAAAGTTGTTTTTTATCCGGAGAATGGAAAGACGAAATTAAAATCTCTTCCAATCCGGTCAACATCCAGTGGGATGACGTTTATTTAGGAGCCAATTATGAATAATAAATCTCTCCAAGACCTTGTTAAGGGATGTTATGGGCGAAAAATTTTATATACTGATGTTGAAACTATCACAAAAGACAATATTGTCAAGGTGGTTGGAGACTGCATCGGAAATTATTATTACAACAAAACCATCATAGAATATCTTTGGCGATATTACAAAGGTGACCAGACTGTTTTATACCGTGTAAAGGTGCAAAATGCTGATATTACAAACAAAATAGTAGAAAATCATGCGTATGAGATTGTTCAGTTCAAAGTAGGACAGACATATGGCGAGCCAATACAGTTTATCAGTCGAAAAGATGATGATGAAATTAATCGGGCAGTGGATGCGCTGAATGACTATCTTGTGGATGCGAATAAACAGGAAAAAGACATTAAAGCAGGAGAGTGGCAGTCAGCAACCGGAACATCTTTTAAGGCGGTAAGATTTGCAAATGGAGAAATACCATTTCAAATTGTTGCGCCTACTCCAATGAATACGTGTGTTATTTATAATCGGAGCACGGAAGAACCGGTGGTTGCGGTGCAGGAGCTTAAAGACGAAGATGGAAGATGGTACAAACTGTGCTATACGGACAACTATTCATGTAAACTTCAAAACGGAGTAGTTTCTGAATGGAAATTGCATGCATTTGGAAGTATACCTATTGTTGAGTTTCCAAATAATCATGAGAGAATTTCTGATATTGAGCTTGTCATAGGTCTTCTGGATGCCATTAACAATATGCAGTCAAACAGAATGGATGGAATTGAGCAGTTTGTTCAGTACTGGGTTAAGTTTGTGAACTGTGAAATCGACCAAAAAACGTTTGAAGAGATGAAAATGAGCCATGCTTTGACGGTAAAGTCCAATAACAAGGATAACAAAGCCGATGTTGAGATTATGACGCAGGAACTTAACCAGAGCCAGTGCCAGGTGGCAAAAGATGATCTTTGGGACAATGCCTTATCAATTCTTGCTATACCAAACAAACAGGGAAACACTGGCGGAGATACACAGGGCGCAGTAGAGTTGAGAAATGGTTGGGATTTTTCAAAGACAAGAGCAAAATTAAAAGACCCAATCGTGAAATCGGCGGAGAAAAGACTTGCAAAAGTTATCTTAAATGTAATACGCGTTAAGGACAATGATTTGAAATTGTCAATAAGGGATTTTGATGTGCAAATCAATCATAGCCCGCAAGACAATATGTATACAAAGTCGCAAACGCTATATCAGCTATTAGAGTGCGGCATACATCCTCTTATTGCAATTAAAACGGTCGGACTCTGGGGCGATTCGGAAAAAACATTTTTGCAGTCTAAGCCATACATGGATGCTTTATGGAAAACCATTGATGATGCAGAAGAACAGGAACAAAAAGCACAGGAAATTGTAAACCAATTAAATAAACAGCAAAATAAGACAGCTACCGAGTAATCGGTGGCTGTTTTTATTTTATAAAAATTCGCAAAGTTGTGAGCGTAAAAATCAACAGTGTCATTCGGTGTCGTTGCACCGCAAAAATTCGTAAAGACATATCGGAGGTAATCAATGAAAAGAGAAGAGTTAATTGCAATGGGTATCAGTGAGGAAAATGTTGAAAAAATCATTGCTGATTACGGCAGTGCCGTACAGAGAGAACAGGCAAAAGCAGCAGAGCTTAAGGCAAAGGCAGACAGCGCAGATGAGTTGCAGAAAAAGCTGGATGAAATGGAAGCAGGAAACCTCACGGAACTTGAAAAAGCAAACAAGGCGTTAGAGACAGCAAATCAGCAGATTGCAGATATGCAGAAGAAAAACGCCATTAGAGACCAGCGCGAAGCATTGATGGAAAAGTTAAAAATCAATGCAGAGCAGGCAAAATCCGTTGTCAAGGATAATGGAAGCCTTGATTATGACGCTCTTGGAAAGATTACAGCCGAAAAGGAAACCGCGGCAGCGCAGGCAAAGGAACAGGAGATTGCAAATAATTCTGAAAATCCGGGCGGCGGTACTGCAGGTGGAGAAAATAAAAAAACTGCGGACGTAGAGAACGCAGAAAAAATCAGTTTTGGCAAACCTGCAGAAAGTGCAGAAGCCAAAGACCATTATGTTTTATAGGAGGTAAATTATGGGAAAACCGATTGAAAGAGACTTTACACAGAGTAAAGGAATTTTAAAATTCTTTCCTTATGAGGGTGCGGCGTGTATCGTTCCGCAGACAATGGTGTCAAGTGCCGATGCAAACGGAAAGAAGATTGCAAAGGCAGGGACACCGTTCCCAAGCAATGACGAATCTTGCAAAGGGTATCTTCTGGAAGATGTTGACGTAACAATGGGAGATGCGCCTGGAACTTATGTATATCAGGGTTCTATTGACAGCGCAAAGGTAACAGCGAACGGAGTGACCGTGGAAGCAACTGCAAAAGCAGCAACACCGCGTGTTACTTTTTTTGATTAAAAAATGGAGGTATTAGAGAATGGCATTACCATTAGCAGAAGCATTTACCGCAAGAAGTCTTGGGGTTATGTGGAATAATTATAAAAAAACGCTTGGTTCTGCACCTTACTTAGGTAGACAGAAATTTGGAACCAGAAAACAGGACAGCCTTGAACTTAGATTTATCAAAGGGAAAAACGGTCTTCCGGTATCCTTAAAGGCATCCAATTTTGATGCGCAGGCAGAGTTAAGAGATGTCGGTGGATTTTCGGATATTCAGAACGAGATGCCTTTCTACCGTGAATCTTACATGGTAACAGAGCGTGAAGAGCAGGAGTATGCAAATTACCAGTCGGCAGAAAATTCCAACATGGCAAACCAGGTGCTTAGAGAAATCAGCAAAAAACCGATGATGCTGATTGAGGGCGCAAGAGTAGTGCCGGAACGCCAGATTTGGCAGTTATTAGCACCATCTGATGGTATTCCAAGAGTACAGGTAACAATTGGTGGCAAGAGCTTCTATGTTGATTATACTTCGGACAATGGAGTGGCGCACAAGAGAGATCATTACAAGGATATTTCCGGAAGCGATACTGATAAATGGTCTGCACCAGAAACAGCAACGCCACTTGACGACCTTATCGAGATTAAACGTGAGTTTGCAAAGGAAACAGGATATTCCCTTGCACGCTTTAGCATGAATACAGAAACATGGGAAATGGTCCTTAAGGCGGAGGACACAAAGAAACAGGTGCTTGGAATTATTGCTTACAATGGCGGTATTCGCTTACAGCAGGGGCAGGTTACAGAGTATCTTAGAGGATACGGCATCGAGATTGAAGTTTACGACAAACTTTACATCGACCCTGCAGACGGTGCTACCAAATATTTTATTCCTACAGGAGTTATTTCAGCGCAGTCATCCGGCGTGTACCTTGGAGATTATGTCTTTGGAAAGACACCGGAAGAGAGAAGCGGAAGTTTAACAGACGGAAACCTTTCTATTGTAGAAACCGGCATTTCGGTATATACATACGCAACAAATCATCCGATCAACACGCATTGCATTGTGTCAATGATCGGATTGCCTACTTTTGAGGGCATGGACAGCGTTGTTGTCATGAAAGTTGCGTAGGAGGTGCGGTATGATTGCTGAATATACAGTAAAGCGCAATGGAAGATGGTATAAAGCAGGAGATGAAATCCCGGACATTGTTCCGGGAGAGAAATCTTCTGGCGAGTACACCAAGACAGAGATTAACAGAATGAGCACTGCTGATTTACAGGCACTTGCCGCTGAACATGGGATCGAGGGTGCAGAAGAAATCAGTGGAGCGGAACTGAAACGCATTTTGATCGAGCAGTTCGGATTATAGGTAGGGAAGAATGGACGAATATACAACATTAGAGCAGGTCAAAATCAGACTGAAACAATTTCATATTGAAACCGTTACGGATGAAGATGGTGTAACTTCTGATGTTGTCGTGTTCGACCAGAAAGAAGATAATCCTTACATTGAACAGCTTATCAAGCAGGCAAGAAATGAAGTGGTAAGCAAGCGGAATTACCCGGAAAGCTACACGGATGAAAAAATATCCGAAGACTTGAAACAGTTTGAGGATGTAATCGTCAATTTAGCCGTGTACGACCATTCACAGGCAGGAGAAGCCTATATGGCAAGCTATTCAGAAAACGGAGTGAGCCGTAGCTGGAAAGACAGGGAAAGCTTGTTTGTCTGTGTATTTCCGTTTGTAAAATCATTATAACTCATCGATTTCGAGGAGTTTAGAAGATTGTGCGTTACGTTTTGCCGATGTTGGCAAAACGTAGCAGGCGGCACACATTGAGCGGTGGTGGGCGGTGTGCCATAAAAAATGAAAGGCGGTATATGATTTGACGATTGAAATATCAACAGCAATCATTATAAGCGTGCTGTCGCTTGGTTTTTCCGTCTTTATGGGCTTGAAGAGCAACAAAAGGACAGACAACACGGATCTTGAAGAGCGCGTGCGGGAGAACACACGCATTAACATGAAGTTGGATGCCATTTCAAACAACACGACCGAGATCAAAAATGAAGTATCTGAGATGCGAAAAGAAATAAATTCTCATGACAACAGAATCATAAAGGTGGAGGAAAGTGTGAAATCGGCTCATCACAGAATTGACGGAATAGAAACCCGTCTTAATGATGACAAGGAGGTTTAATCATGGATATTATACAGTCTGTAATTGCAAATATGACAATTATTCTGGCAATCATTGGTGCGCTGGCATTTGTTGTGTCTGTGGTAACACAGGTAATCAAAGGTGTAGGCGTATTTTCTAAGATTCCAACGGACATTTTGGTATTTGTTCTTTCTATCGGAATCACGGTCGCTGCGTTTGTGGCATACATGCAGTACATCCAGACATCAATTTTATGGTATATGATCTTGGCAGCTATTATTGCAGGATTTATTGTTGCGTTTGTCGCAATGTATGGATGGGAAAAGCTTTCTGAGCTGTGGAAACGGTTCGGCAAGGATGTGAAGTGAAATGCTTGAGATCAATAAGCAAAAAATGAGTTATTCGCAGCAAAGCGGCAAGGTGCCGGTATATGTGACGGATGATGATGGTAACATCGAATATTCTTCGTACACGGATTCTGATGGAAATGTAATTTATTACCTTGATGAGGATGGAAACAAAATACCGAAAACAACCGGAGAGTATACCACAGGTTATGAGAAGCCTGTGGTTTTTTATTCTTCAATCAGCAATAAGTTGAGTGAAGCACTTATAAAAGAGTTTGGCGTTGACAATTCCACAAACTTTGTTCAGATTGTCGAGGACAAAGGGAAACTTCCATTGAGCGTCGGCTCCTTGGTATGGAAACGGTCAGATGTAAGGTACAAAGATGAAGAGAATACAATCGTTGATGAAAATTCGGCTGATTACATCGTAAAAGGTGTTGCAGACGAGGGATTGACGGTTGATTTGTTTTTATTGCAAAAAAATGTAAAGTAGGTGCTGAATGGGAAAGAAAGTAATCACCATGAGCTTGTCTGAAAAGTCTATTCAGAAAGCCATACGAGAGCTTAGAGCCTATCAAAACAGCTTGACATATAAATGTCAGCTATTAGCAGAAAAACTTGCGGAAAAGGGCGTAGAGATTGCCAGAGTGCAAATTGCTGACCTTGACGCAATATTTACATCGGAACTGATTTCAAGTGTTCATGCGGAATATGAAGGAAGCACTAAGGGCGGCGGGATATGGGCGGTAATAGCCGGTACAGACCACGCCGCATTTGTTGAGTTTGGAACCGGAATTGTGGGACAGCAAAGCCATTATCCGGGGAAACTGCCAGAGGGTGTTTCGTGGCAGTATGCAAGTGGAAAAACTATCCATCAGATTTCAGATGGAAGATATGGATGGTTTTATCAGGACGACAATGGCGATTGGTGGTTTACAGAGGGAATGCCAAGCCGACCATTTATGTATCTGACCGCAAATGAGTTGCGGCAGATTGTTACACAGACAGCGAAGGAGGTGTTTGGATAATGGCAGACAACCAGTGGGTATATGATCTTGAAACAAACATTTTCTCCAATGTTGCAACGATAGCCAAACCAAAACTCAAGAAAAAATACAAAAGCATGAATTTTGACACTGCATTTACAACGGTTGAAAAGAACCTTGATAAAGACCCTGTTTTCCCGACTATTTACATCCATGAGATGCCGGGGCTTGAACGTGGGGCAGATTTAGAGGGCACATCCGTAAATGCGGTGCAGGAAACAATACAGGTTGACGTCATTACAAACACAAAGCAGAGCGATGCAAAAGGGATTATGGCTATTTTAGCTGATGCCTTTAAACAGATGCGATTTCAAATTACAGCAATGCCGGAGTTTAAAAATGACAGTGAAAAAAAATTTAGAAGCGTTGCAAGGTTCCGGCGGATAATCGGAGCCAACGACAGATTGATGTAAAAGAGCCGAAAGGCTCTATTTTTTATGCACCGGGTGCAAAAAGATGCGCCCGATAACCGCATTATTTGGCGGTAGAAAGAGAGGTAAAAATGGCAGAAGCAGGATTGTCTACGTTAGGAATTACGTTTGGCTATGGCACAGAAGCGACAGCCGGAACAAAGCCTACATCGTTTAAACAGCTTACAAGAATTAACGCAATCGGCGGTATTAACATTGAGCCGGAACAGATTGACGCATCTGCATTAGAAGATGCTATTACCAGATATGTAAAGGGTCGCGCAGATACCGGTGGCTCTTTCCCTATCACGGTAAACCTTACGGATGCCACAAAGGAAGAGTGGGAAGCACTTATCACGGCGTATAAGGCGCTTTCCGGCGGGAAAAGAATGTGGTTTGAAACTATTATCCCGGGATTTACCGACGCGTTTTTTGTTGTGGCTCAGCCGCCAGAGCAGATTCCACAGCCGGAGATTGGTCAGAACGAACTTTTGACGGTTGAAATGAATCTTACCATTGAAGAATACAAGGGCATGGACACCGCTGTAGCTTTTACACCGGGGGAATAACACGTCAGTCGAATAGTTCGGTTGGATCGGCTGACGATAACCAGACAACCGAGCCAGAGCTTGAAGAAACAATTTAAAAGAACAGGGCGGTCTTCGGACTGCCCTTTCCCTATATGAGAGGGAGAAAGGGAAAGAAAATGACAAAATTAAAATTTGGCGAGAAAGAATTACAGATCAAGTTTGGATATGAAGCAACCGTGAAAAGCGGAATTATCATGAAAGTAGCAAAATTAGACCAGATGGAAGATATCGAAGCGGTTGACGAAATCCTTTTATTTCTTCCAGAGTTAATCCTTGTAGGCGCGCAGAAGTTTCACAAAGAGGAACTTGGATACAATCCGGACAATGAGGGAGAAAAGGAACAGCAGCTTGGAAAAGTATATGCCATGCTGGATGATTACTTTGACGGAGAAGATGCAGATGTTCAGGTACTTTACAATGCACTTTTAGCGGAGCTGCTTGAAAACGGTTTTTTATCAAAACTGCTCAAAGCAGATCAGAAAGAAGCGGAGAAGAAAACTCCGAGGAAAAAGTAGAAGAACAGAGAGAACTTACATGGGGAACATATTGTGCGGAAATCCGCCCATTCTGGCTTTTAGTTACAAAAGGGTATGGATTTACCGTGCGTGACATAGACACGTCCTGCCCGGCTGATTTACAGCCTTATGCGGATGCTTACAACTTAGATAAAAAGCAAAGAGACAATGAGATGTGGATGTGGTTTGGAACATACGGATTGTCTGCGGTATCGGTGGCAGTAGAACATTGCCTTGCCGGACGAAAAGCAAAATCAAAGTATATTAAAAAACCAATCAATGAGCAACAAGGGAAAGATGATTCAGAAATGACGGAAGAAGAAATAAAGAAACAGAGAGAGCTATTTGTGGCAAAACTTAAAGTCATGCAGTCAAACTATGAGTTGAGCCACCCAAAACCAGAAAAGAACTTGGAGGTATAAATATGAGAATTGGATCTGCAAGACATGATGAAAATGGGAAATTGACCGGTGGGAGACCGGGAGATCAGACCGGAACAGAAGTAAGTATGCAAAACTTTTATGTTCATAAAAAAGGATGGTATGTGTTAAGACCAAAAACAAAAGATATGGCGGATAAACTGGCAGAATCAATGATTACAGCGTGCAATAATGATAATATTGGCTACTGTCAGGGACACCGGCTTGGAATTGTCAAATATGGTATTAATTCAAAAGTAAAAACAGAAGCAGATTGCGGCACAACGGTACGTGCATGCATTATTCATGCAACTGGAAAAGATGTTGGAAATTTCACCACAGCAAATGAAAAATCTGTACTTCTTTCTAGTGGCATGTTTGATGACATTGGAGGTTATGCGGCAGGAATGGTTCTTTACAATGGAGATGTTCTTGTCACAAAAACAAAAGGTCATACAGCGATTGTGACAAGCGGAAACCCTAGAAAAAATGTAAAAGATCATTTAAACCCATACCCGGAACCTGCAAGGATTTTAAAGAAAAAATTCCCTTGCATGAGAGGGGATGATGTGAGATGGCTTCAGACGGAGCTTATTTATCACGGATGCCTGGATGAAAAAGATAAAAAGGGAAACAGTAATGTGGACGGTATTCTTGGAAATGATACGGCGACCGGTATTGGAACATTCCAGAAAAAAGTCGGAATTACAGTAGATAAGAAATGCGGACCGGTTACAAGAGAAAAATTAAAAGAGTAGATCAAGGACGGTAAGGTGTCACAGCCTACCGTCTTTTTATTTTGCATAGAAAGTTGGTGCATATATGGCAGACATTGATGAATTACAAATAAAAATCAAAGCTGACTCTGCAAAAGCAAGTAATTCCATAGAAAGCCTTGTAAACAGCATGAATAGGCTCCGGGAAAGCATATCGTTTGACACTGCAAAACTTTCAAATATTGCAAGCGGAATCAGAAGCATTTCCGATGCAGCTACCGGGTTCAAAGGTGGTAAATCTTCGGAAATCACATCAATGGTGCGGGCACTCAATAAATTTTCTGGTGTTGATGCAAATTCTATCCACGGAATATCTTCTGCTGTGAGAGATCTTGCATCTGGAATAGCAAGTGTTAAAGCTGTTGATACAAGCGGACTCACAAGCATGGTGTCGGCACTGTCAAAAATTGGTGGCAAGGCATCTACACAGGCGACAAAGAATCTGCCGGCTTTATCTGCGCAGTTACAAAACTTTGTACGCCAGATGAACAAGATAGGTGCATTGAATTTTGATATGACCAATATGAGCAACCTTGTAACAGCCATATCAAGGCTTGGAAGCGTTGCAAGCGGACGTGCAGTAACAAATATACCTTTGCTTGCTGACAACCTTAAATATCTGTTTGAGACACTCTCAAAAGCACCAAATGTAAGCGCAAATATTTTACAAATGACACAGGCACTTGGAAATCTTTCAAACAGATCTGGCGGTGCGATTACTGGATTAAATAACAGCATCAGTAATCTTTCCGGTTCTTTCCTTGGATTTAAGACATCCACAGGAAAAGCATTGATCGGACTCAAGTCATTCACAAGACAGATTTTGTCCTCTATGGGGATTTATCTTGGTCTGTACGGAGCGATAAGAGGAATAAAAAATGCAATCGACATATCATCCGCATTAACAGAGGTTCAGAACGTTGTTGATGTTACTTTTGGTGACATGTCAAAAAAAGTCAATGACTTTGCACAGGACTCTATACGTCAGTTCGGTATGTCAGAACTGACATTGAAACAGACGGCAAGCCGATTCCAAGCAATGGGAACAGCCATGGGAATTGACAGTAGTTTGATAAAGAAAGCTAATGAGTTTTTGAATAAGCAGACAGATGGCTATATTGGTTTGTCTGATTCCATGGCTGATGTGTCTTTGAATTTAACAAAATTAACTGCTGATATGGCATCTCTGTATAACATAGATCAGGATGTTGTGTCGCAGGATTTAGCTGCAATATTTACCGGACAGACACGTCCATTAAGAGATTACGGTCTTGATCTTACACAGGCAACCCTTAAAGAGTGGGCGATGAAACAGGGATTAGATTCTGATATCGAGTCTATGTCACAGGCTGAAAAGACAATGCTCCGGTATCAGTACGTCCTTGCCAATACGCAGACAGCACAGGGAGACTTTGCGCGTACTGCTGATTCGTGGGCGAACCAGATCAGAATTTTAAAACAGTCGTTCGAACAGCTTGGCAGTGTTATTGGTGGGGCATTAATCAATGCTTTCAAACCATTCGTAAAAGCACTCAATTCCGTTTTACTGGTTGTTATCAGCTTTGTTACAAAGGTTACAAACGCTTTAGGCGCAATCTTCGGATGGAAATATGAGGATTCCGGTGCAGGTCTTGCGGATAGTTTTTCAGATGCGGCAGAAAGCGCAGATGATGTTGCGGACAGTACCGGACAGGCGGCAAAGAACATTGACAAGATGAATAAGGGTGTCCGTCAGTTTGATGAATTGAAACTGATTACCACAAATGATGGTTCTGGCAAAAAAGGTTCGGGCGGTTCCGGCGGCGGTGGCGCATCAGGCGGTGCCAGTGGCGGTAAACTCGTCAAGACAGATACTATTTTCAAAAATTACGAAAGTGATATTAAAAACTTAAAACAGCTTGGAAAATACATCAGTGATGCCTTATCAAAAGCTATGGAGTCTATCAACTGGGATAAGATTTATTCCAAGGCAAGAAATTTCGGCAAAGGCTTGGCAGATTTCCTTAATGGTCTTATCAATCCGAGACTGTTTGGAAATGTAGGAAAGACGATCGCCGGGGCACTGAATACGGCGATTTATGCCACACTTTCCTTTGGTCAGACATTTGACTGGTCAAACTTTGGAAAATCACTGGCAGAGGGAATAAATAAATTCTTCAAAACATTTGATTTTAAAGCACTTGCAGAAGATATAAATACTTGGGTACAGGGAGTTTACAAGACAATTAAAACCATGATAGAAAATATCAAGTGGTCTGATGTTTGGAATGGTGCAAAGGATTTCCTGTCAAATCTTAATGTAGAAACAGTAGCAATTGTAATTGGAGCATTAACCATTAAAAAAATTGCAAAGACAATAATCGAAGCAAATCTTCTAAATACTATAGGAAAATTTATTGCTGGGAAAGTAAAAGATGCAATAGTAGTGGCTTTAGGCGCAGAAAAAGGAACTGGGATAGGAACTGCACTTGTTGGAGTTTTTAAAAGAGGAATAGGAAAATTTGGAGAAAGCGTTGGCAAAATATTAATTCCAAATCTTATGAGCGGTCTTAGCCTGAACGAATCTATGACAGCCGCTTTTGGTACAATTGGAACAACTCTTGCAGGTATAGTATCAACTGTTGGAGGAGCAATTTTAGCAGTAACTAACTTTGTAAAAATGATGAAAGAAGGATTTAGTTGGTTAAATGAAATATTAATGCTTGTAGGAACTGCCTTGGCAGCAGTAGGAGCTGTTATTCTTGGAGTTGCCGCAGCACCGGCGGCTTTAGTTGCAGCCATAGTTGCCGCTGTTGGAACGGTTGTTGTTTTAGTGCATGATAACTGGGAAACAATAAAAAGCTGGTTTTCTGGTGTTTCAGATTGGGTTAATAAAAAAATATTTACTCCAATATCAAATACAATGTCAGGGCTTTGGAAAACGGTAAGTACTGTATGGCAAAATGCTTCTACATGGTTTAGTACAACAGTTATAGAACCAATAGTAAATTTTTTCCAAGGTTTCAAGACAAGAGTAAAACAAATTTTTGAAGGTCTCTGGATAATTGTTCAAGCGATTTGGATAACTGTTTCTGGATGGTTCAATGACAATGTAATAACGCCTGTTGTAAACTTTTTCCAAGGACTTTGGGAAAAAGTATCTGGATTTTTTAAACAACTATGGGAAAATGTTAAGTCTGTATGGAGTTCTGTTTCTGATTGGTTTAATCAAAATGTAATAACACCTGTTAGACAAAGATTTGAAAGTGTATGTGAAAAAGTAGGAGGATTTTTTACAAATTTATGGAACAATATAAAATCAGTTTGGAATGTTGTTTCAAATTGGTTTAATACAAATGTTGTTCAACCATTGCTTGGAGTTTTTGAAGGTTTGTGGTCTGGTGTAAAATCTGGAATGGTAAACGCTATGAATGCGGTAATTGGCGGAATAGAAAGTGCTATAAACTTTATTGTTGGTGGGATAAATAAGATAATAGGAGGATTCAACAAAGTTGTATCGTGGGCAGCAAAAGTGGCAGATGCTGACTGGGGCGGTGTAGACTTAGTACCTACAGTACAGCTAAATAGAATACAAAGGTTTTCAACAGGAGGTTTCCCGGAAGATGGCTTATTTTTTGCAAATCACGGAGAAATGGTCGGGCAGTTTAGCAATGGAAATACAGCGGTTGCGAATAACAGCCAAATCGTAGAAGGAATTAAAGCAGGAGTAAAAAGCGCAGTATCAGAAGCATTGACACCATATCTGTCACAAATCGCACAGAATACAAGTGAAAACAGCGGAATTAAAGTTGAATTAGACGGCAAGGTAATATATGACAGTACAGTTAAGCAATGGAAGAGTGAAGCAAGAAGAACACAGAGAAATCCAGTTCCAATATTTTAATGACAAATACCGCCACTTGTGCTAGAATTATTTTATTACAAGTGGTGGGAGGAAAAGCTATGAATGAAAAAAGTGAAACAAAATTATGCAAATACTGTCAGACGGAGATTCCAGCTAAAGCAAAAATTTGCCCTAATTGCAAAAAAAAAGCAGGGTGGGGCAACAAAGTGGTTTGTTGCGGTGGTTATAGTTATAATCCTGTTGATTGCCACATTTGGCGGAAACGGAGAAAACAAAGATGCAGTTGCTGATTCTACCGAGCAAAATAAAAAAGTTTCTTCTATTAGTACGGTAGATAACAAGGAAGCGACAAGAGAAGAAGTTTCTGATTCTGATTTTTTGGTAAAAGAGTATCTGTACGAAAACACAATAGGAGACACATTAGATTTTTTGATTGTAACAAATAATTCAAACACGAATGTCGCAATTTCTGGGAACGCTATAGCCAAAGATTCAAGTGGGAATTCAATAGGAGCCGCCGACATGAGCATTGATGTATTGGGAGCAGGGGAAACATCTATTGGCGTTTTCTATTTTGATAGTGTGTCCGGAATTGACAAGGTGGATTACACATTAGATTATGACGAAAACCCATATTATAAACCGGTTGTAAATGATTTATCCGTTGAACAGACATTTAATGATGAAAACGTTACTGTATCCGTGACCAATAACAGCGAAAATCCGGCACTTTTTGTAAGCGTGTATGCAATATTTTTTGACAGTAATAATAATGTGGTAAATTATAACAGCACATATATTACAGATTCAGACAATGAGATTAAACCTGGGAAAACTATTTCGGGGCAGCTTGATTGTTATGGAAAATACGATTATGCAGAGGTATATTTTACTGGAAGAGCAGATAAATAGAATAATAAACTAAAGGAGAAGAATGTATGTACGACAAAGAAAAAGGGATTTATCCATCTGGAGGATATCTTGTTGGTAGAGATTTACCATTGGGCGGTTATGTTTTTACTGCAAAAAACGGTCAAAAAGGTTGCGTTACTCTTTACAAAAGCTATAAAGATTTTAAAGAAGAGGAAATGGAATTAACCTATGAATACTTTGAAGAAGATTATCATTTATCGCTAATGGAAGATGGTAATTACTTATTGGTGGAAAATGCGACAATACAGAAAATATAAGAGGAAGCGCAGAGATGCGCTTCTTTTTTGATTTATTTAGCACCTATCATACACGGTAGGTGCTATTTTTATACCTATTTTCAGGAGAATAGCCATGAAAAAATATAAACCAATAGACTGGGGTAAGTGCTCGGAAAACCGGACACCAATAGGAAATCCGAATAATTGCCTTGTGGCGGATATTCTGCCGGACGGAAAAACTGAAATCTTATTTTTAAGTGATGATGGCGGTGTTCGTATTTGTAAATCTGAAAGAGTAACTTGATTGGAGGTGGTCGCATGGCATACAGCGGATGGCTGTTAAAGATTGGAAATTACATAGTGCCAATGTCGTTTATGAAAGCAGAAACATACAGTCCATATGTCAACATGCAGGATTTGGACGATTATACAGACGCCAACGGCTATCTGCATAGAAATGCCGTGGAGTTAAAGGCGTTAAAGGTCGAATTTGAAACCACAGCTATGCTGACAAATAAGACTTTCAATGAGGTTTTAAACAATATTAGAAGCCAGTTCACAAATGCGACAGGGAGAGCCTGCTATATCACAGCGTATATCCCGGAATATGACGATTATGTGACGCAGTATGGCTATATGGCAGATTTTCAGCCTACGATATACGGAACATATGATGGGATAATTCGTTACAATTCAGTTCGACTTGCTTTCATAGGGGGTGTGTATGGTGGTTAATTATAAATATGGCGACTTGTTCAAAAAAGATACGGTCGATAAGCAATTATCTATCGTATCTGATGACGGAAAAATCAATATCACAAATACAGAGCTACACCAAGAAAAATTCGAATTGACCGAAAGTTTGTGTTCGGAACAGGAATTGACGTTTGGATCATGCGAAGCCGCCATGATTAAATTCACGGTGTCAAATACATTTTTGCCAATGAAGGGCAGATGGATGACGGTAAGAATGTCCCTTGATGGACATGCAGATATCCCGTTCCAGTTCGGACGATATAAGGTTGATTCTGATACGCCCACGGCAGACAGAACGTGCCGTGATGTGGTTGCATATGATGCCCTTTATGACATTTTAAATGCAGATGTGGCAGCATGGTATAACACTGTCTTTCCATCCCATAAAGAGCAGCAGAAAGATAAAGATGGAAAAACTACGACTGTTACAGTTTATGATCCGGTCACAATGAAGCAATTCCGGGACAGCTTTTTTAAGCACTTCGGGATTGAGCAGGCTGACATTATACTGGTTAATGACGGCATGTCTATTGAAAAAACAGTTGCAGTCACGCCATCCAGTGAGACAAGTTCTGATACAGAGGAATCGAGCACCATAGGCGAATCTATGAGCGGCAAGGAAGTGTTGTCCTGTATTTGTGAGCTCAATGGCTGTATGGGGCACATGGGGCGTGACGGGAAGTTTCATTATATTTATCTGGAACAGGAGATACAGGGATTATATCCAAGGAATGATCTTTATCCGGCGGATAATTTGTATCCAAGAGATCCGAAAAGCAACCGTATCGGGAAGGATTTATATATAACGGCTGAGTATGAAGATTTTCTTGTTAAAACAATCAATAAGTTACAGATCCGGGAGCAGAAGAATGATATCGGTGTGATTGTGGGTACCGGAGACAATGCCTATGTGATCGAGGATAATTTTCTTGTATATGGCAAAGGCACAAAAGAACTGAAAGGCATTGCAAAAAATATCCTTTCCAAGATCAGAGGGATTGTTTACCGCCCGTTTACAGCGGACTGCAAAGGAAATCCGTGTCTTGAGGTCGGGGATGCAGTGCGGCTGCCGACCAGATATGAACTGATTGAGTCCTATATTCTGAAAAGAACCCTGAAAGGTATACAGGCTTTGCGTGATGATTTGGAAGCGGATGGGGAAGAGTACCGGACAAACGGGGCGAACGGAATACAGAAAAGTATTTTAAAGCTCAAAGGCAAGAGCAATGTGTTGGAGCGAACCATTGAAAAGACACAGAGCACGATAACTGATGTTGAGAAGGGATTGCAGTCACAGATCACGCAGACCGCAACCGAAATTCGCACAGAAGTTAAAAATACAACGGATGGTTTATCATCGAGAATCACGCAAAATGCGAGCAGTATTACAGCAGAAGTAAAAAGAGCACATGGGCAGGAAGTTGAACTTGCAGCAGCTATTAAAATTAATGAGGACAAGATTACAGCGGAAGTTACGAGAGCAAGCGAAGCAGAGGGCGATTTGTCCGGAGAGATAGAGGTGACCGCAACTAAGATACGGTCAGAAGTCAGTGCTTCTTTAACAGTATGGGATACCGAAGATTATGACGTTACACATTGTGGTTTCGGGAATCCACAAGATACATACCCTGCATCTTCGTATTATTCTGGACACAGTTTTTTGGATCAGAATACTGGAAAGTTTTATGGTTGCGAACCAGATGGTGGAATAAGCAGTGGAAAATACAAATGGACTCTGATAAAGAAATTTAAGCAGCTTTCATCGAGTGCGTCCAGTACGATTACGCAGTCATCAAAGCAGATCAGCTTGAAAGTATCAAAAGACAGCGTCATTTCAGAAATCAACCAGTCAGCCGAGGGTATCAAAATTAAAGCAAAACTGCTTGAATTAAAAGGTTCTATGGAAATGACCGGGGGATATATGCATATTCAAGCGGAAGAGTCTGTAGAAAACCTTATTGAATTTAAACGCAGTGGAACACTTGTACAGATGGGAACGGATGGATTTCGAACAGTGGAAGGGACGCTTGAAAGTCCAAACCATCAATGTGTCGTTCAATATAATCATATCTCACTAAATAAAGGCGCAAACGATAATGACCACATGATGATCCATTTAGACGGAGATACCGGAGTAGGTGGATTCAGAGGTGGAGTAATTAATGGATCTGACAAAAGAATAAAAAACACAATTTTAGATTTAAGCAAAAAGCAATCATCTGAGTTTATTTATTCTTTAAGAGCAAAATCGTATCGTTATAATTTCGAAAAAGATGGGTTCCATCATGGATTTATTGCACAGGATGTTTTGAAAAAAGCGGAAAAAGGGTGGAATATTTGTCCAAAAACGTTTTCAGACAGCAATGGGAAAAAGTATTACGGACTGAAATATACGGAACTGATTGCTGATCTGGTTGCCACAGTGCAGTTGCAGCATGACGAGATAGAACAGTTAAAGGAAAAGGTGGAAAATCTATGATAAATGCAAAAATTCGGGAATTTGAAAACGACATTATAAATTATGCAAATTTGTGTGAGGATGTCCCAATCGAAGCTAAGTACCTAGTGTTTAAGGATATTCTGCAGCAGATTAAGGAAGAAGCAAACAGACATGTTATAGCCGAACGGGAGCAGATGAAGCTTGCAAAGGAAAGGGAGAGTGAGGACCATGAACAAAGCGCATAGTGCTATTAATTGGGAGAATTACCCGAGTGATGAAACACCGCTTAATGAAAGCAATCTTAACAAAATGGACGCAGCTATTGGCGTTATTGATGATCGTGTAATCACTCTTGATACCACAAAAGCCACGAAAACAGAGGTAGCAACTCTTGTTGCAGACGTGACATTCGAGGAATCGACCGGAATCATTACGATCACAAAAAAGAACGGTTCTAAGATTACGATTGATACACAGATGGAGAAAATCGCAATCAACTTCGATTATAACCCGACTACACAGCAGATTATCCTGACTCTGATTGATGGCACGAAACAGTACATAGACCTGTCGGCACTGATTACACAGTATGAGTTCCTTGATTCTGATACGGTAGCTTTTTATATTGATAAGGATGGAAAAGTGTCTGCCATCGTCAAAGAGGGTAGCATCGAGGAAAAACACTTGGAGCCAAACTATCTTGCGAAAATCAAAGTGGAAGTGGCAAAGGCAGAGTCAAGCCAGCAGGCAGCGGCAAAGTCCGAAGCCAACGCCAAAGCAAGTGAGAATGCTGCAAAAGCCAGTGAAACAGCGGCAAAAACATCCGAAACCAATGCCAAAGCGTCAGAGACAGCGGCAGCGAAGTCAGCTACGGCGGCAGAGGCATCCGAAAGCAACGCAAAAGTCAGTGAGACATCCGCCAGTCAGTCTGCAGCCACAGCCACAAGTGAAGCGGCATCTGCCAGTCAGTCAGCCAGTACCGCCACAGATAAAGCCAATATTGCAACGCAGAAAGCAACAGAGATCATCGGTAAAGCCGAATCTGCAGCAGATAGTGCAACTAAAGCACAGAGTTATGCCGTTGGTGGTACCGGGAGCAGAGAGGGCGAGGATTCTGACAATGCGAAGTATTATTTTGAACAGGTAAAAGATGTGTCTGAAGCTATTAAGGGCGGATTGCAGCCGAGAGGAACAGTTGCATTTGCAGATCTTCCGGCACTTGCGGATGTTAGCACAGGGTGGATGTACAATATTTCAGATGAATTTACCACCACGGATGATTTCAAAGAGGGAGCCGGCAATGTGATTCCTGCCGGAGCAAACATCTATAAAACATCAGATGAAAAATGGGACGTGCTTGCCGGTACTCCTGTGACGGGGGTTAAGGGCGCAAAAGAAGCATCCTATCGGCGAGGAAATGTCAATCTCACTCCAGCAAACATTGGGGCAGTAGCGACAGGTGGAGATACAGCGAACAATATCGTATCATTTACGAGCAGTGATGTGGCAGACGGATTAACGTCAGCGTGGACGACTGTATCAAAATTATCAAGCGGTGAAAAACACTCTTCAATTTTTGCGAAGGTGTCACAGATGTTCAAGAATGTGCGGTATCTCTATAAAATGCTTGGAACGACAGACATTTCTAAGATTGGGAATGGTACTTGTACCGGGGCGATATCATCGTTAAACAGCGGTTTAGCAAATAAGTATTTTATTAAAATAATGAAAAGCGACTGGTCTGGAATTATGGGTTCGCTTATGCCAATGTTTAATATTAATAATGATAATATGATAGATCTCATTGCACACAACGAGCAGAATGATACTTATCCTGGCGTACGAGTTGCCCGTGCTAGTGCAGATTATGATGGTAATAACATTCCAGACACATATTTAAAAAAGTCAGATGCCAAAAATAATGTATCTGCCTTATCCAATACTGCAACAAATTATAATGACCAAACTCCTGTCGTGCAGTATTTCACTGTCCCGGATGATGGGTATTATCTTATTACAGGTCTTGTCACTTTCAGTTCAAACGCAAATGGGTTTCGTGAAGTTTTTATAACAAATACAACATCTAACTATGTCATGGGACGAGTCAGAGTTCCTGCGGTATCCGGCGGTGCATCAACTTTACAGGTAACGAGTGGTGGCACTTTCGGACCGGGACAGACTGGTACACTCAGTACTTATCAGAACTCAGGTTCAAATCTTAATGTGCAGGAATGGTTAAATATGGTAAAGATCGCACCTAAGCTGTAAAAAAACTGCATTAAAAATTAAATATAATAAAATCAAGAGCCTAAGAGCCGATTACATGACCATGTGTTGTGTAGCCGGCTCTTTTAAATAACAAGCCTACGGGCAGAAAGGAAAATTATGCACTTAAAATTCATCACAGATAACTGGCAGATGCATAATTTTCAACCAGTAATTAATTTTTTAACAAAATTTAAACTAATCAATCGACATTCTGCGACAATAAGAAATTTACCTGTCGAAACTTGCGACCGAAAGAAATTGAATGTTTGCGGGAAAATTTGTAAAATAAAATTGTCCGATAAGGGCACTTCAAGTTCTGGCTGAGGGGCGGGATAAGGCGTTTTCTTGTCCCTCAACTACAAACGAGTTTGTAATTTGTAGCAATTTGTCAAATGGGGTTGACGTTATCGAACATAAGTTCTATAATTTGTGTATCGCTATCGGAAGTGCGGAATGATTGGAGGAAATCAATATGGGGGAAAAAGAGTGCAATGAAGCCAAAGCGTTTTACAAACAAAAAATAACTGAAATGGTCGCGAATTGCGACAATGAAAAATGGTTAAGAATTATATATGTATTTGTTAAAAATTTATTAGAATAGAAAGAAAGCCAAGGGTTTGCGCATTGCCCTTGGCTTTTTCTTATTTGTTTTCTGAAATAGAATCAATAAAATCTTCTAGGTATTTCCAACCGGTATCATCAAGTTTTGATAATGCAGTTACAAGTCTTCTTTTAAAATCACTATTTTCTTTCTTTAGCACATCTGAAAGCAATCTTGTAATTTGTTCATCTTTAGTTTCCGGAACAAACATTTCACCGTTTCCAGTTAGGAACCATTCTTCATTTACGCTTTTACCATTCCAATTTTGTAAGCAAACAATTTTTGAAATTTTGTCGGTAACAGGTCTATCCCCTTTTTCTATTTGAGATAAATAAGTTTGCGCAACTTCAATTCTTTCTCCAAAATCTTTTTGGTTCATTCCTAATGATATTCTTAAAGATTTTAAGCGTTCGTTTACTGCACTCAAGTCTTCACCACCTTTCTGCAATAATATTATCACAAAAATATCACAAAAGCAATAATTTGTTATTGACTTTATATTTCTATTGCGTTATTATAATATTGCAAAAGAAATGGAAAAGAGGTGAGACGGTGAAAAAAATGACATTTCGGCAAAAGCGTGACTTACTCGATAAGTTTGAGCCATTCATTGTCGGTGGAATCCAACTCGTAAGCGCATTGGCTGGTGCCGCTGTCGGAATAGCTATCTGCTACTTTTTCTAAATGATATGTAGCAGTTGCTGTAATCAAAGCCACAATAAAAGGAATGAGGATATTTCTCAAAAATTCCAAGAAAAGATATTCTTTGTAGAATCTGCCTTTGGATGTAACTATGAAGCTAAAACTCGATCTATCCATAGATGTGTTTACTTTCGTTACATATCCTCTATCCTGTAAATCCAAAAACGCTTGGTATGCATCTTCTCCATCAAATTTACCTATATCGGAAAGTTTGATTGAAAAATTCGTTTTAGATATTTTCTTTAATATTATTCTTTCGATTTTTAGAAGCATGTTAATTCCTCCGTTTTTGAAAATATTATATCACAGAAAGGGATGATACAGTGAGTAAAATCAAGGCTCATGCAGTTGCATTTTTTAATAAGCATTTTGTGAAGTGGAAGTTTTTGCAGAGCATACTTATTATTCCATTTATTAAAGATGGGAAAATGTATTTGCATGTTTCACAAGTATGTGAAGATGGAACGAGAGTGGTAAAAAGAACGTTCCTCATTGAGCATATGGTTGATGATAACTTGGCGGTTACAAGCCAAACGCTCGCAGAGGAAAAGAGAGTGTTTAAAAATCCTACATTATTTTAATCCATGTAGTATATCCGCACTCTTTGCATTCTGGTAGCATTTCGCCTTGCTTTACAGTGACGATTCCAATTTTATTTTCGCCACCGCATTGCATACATACATATGTTCCTTTATCTGCAAACTCATATGTAGCAAATGTTTCAGAATAACCATTATCCATATTATCACCGCCTTTCCTTATTTAATAAGGAAATTATATCACAGGGAGAAAGGAAGTGAATACATGAGCGAACAGGAAAAGAAAGTTGTAGAAAAGTTGAAAGACGCGATTCCCAAAATGAACGATTTTCAGAAAGGATATGTTCTGGGAATGGTCGAGGGTTCAGCAAGCAAGGCAACCAGTGAAGAAACTGGGAACTCAAAAACGAAAGAATAAGAAGAACTGAATATTGAGATAGTTGAGAAATATGTCTAAATTTGCAGATTAAATGTGTTTGTAACACAGGAAATCAGTTGATACAATTAATATGCGACGGCGGCAGGAAATGAGTTACATTATTGCTTTATTTTCCGCATCATCTTTAGTATTTTATTTAATCTCTTTTGTACTTTTTTAAATCCTTTGTATAGGTCGATTGTCATGGATGTTATGGTTAGAATTATGAAGAAGTCGTAACCGGCAACACGCCATGCCAATAATGAGATAAGTATACTAACGATTTTCATGATAACAGTTCCTTTCATGATGGCCGCCGCCGTACATTAATTGTATCAACAAAGCAAAATAGAGACAACCAGTATTTTCCAACTATCAAAGCGGTAGTTGGATTTTTTTTATTGCAAAAATCCGGAAAGGAGAAGAATGAACGAATTAGTACATATTGGAACAAAAGAATTGCCGGTCATTGAGTGGAAAGGACAAAGAGTTATCACCACCGCACAGTTGGCTGATGTGTACGGAGCAACAGATGTGAAAATCAAACAGAACTATAGCAATAATGCAGAACGGTTTAAAGAGGGAGAGCATTATTATTTGCTAAAAGGATCTGACTTAAAGGCTTTTAAGAACATGGTAGAAAATTTCGACCTTGTTGGGAAAAATGCGAATCAGCTTTATCTTTGGACACGTCGAGGTGCAAGCCGTCATTGCAAAATGCTTGGGACTGATAAGGCATGGGAACAGTTTGATGCACTGGAAGAAAATTATTACAACCAGACACAAACAGTTTTTCCAACCGGCGAAGAACTTATGGCACTTGCAGTTATTGAAGCGCACAAGATGCTTGAGCAGAAAGACAAGCAGATACAGGAACTTGAAACCGAAGTTGTTGAAATGAATAACATCATTTTAGAAATGCAACCAAAAGTCAACTATGTGGATTTGATTTTGAACAGTAAATCAACAGTACTGGTAACACAGATCGCACAGGATTATGGAATATCTGCTAAAGCGTTTAATAAGATGCTGAAAGAGTTAGGAGCTCAGCGCAAAGTAGGAAAACAGTGGATTTTATACAGGCAATATCAAGGGCTTGGATATGTTCACAGTAAGACTATTGATATTACAAGGTCGAATGGGCGGTCTGATGTGGTTATGCAGACGGAATGGACGCAAAAAGGAAGATTGTTCCTGTATGAAAAGCTTAAGAAGAACGGGGTTTTACCGTTAATTGAGAGAAAGGATGATGAAGATGCTTAATTTTTACGTCATGGACGGCAAAAAGCTGATCGACTTTAAACCTAAGTGGATTAATTATGTGCGAGCATTAGACAGAAGATGCAAAATGGCAGGCTTTTGGGGAAACATGACAATACAGGAAGCAAAAAGCGCTTATCCAGATGAACTTAAAAAGGATCTGTATTTAATGATAAAGCTAAAAGGAATGTCTGGCTGTAAGTTATTAAAATGCAGCGAACCGGACTTTGTAAAAAACGAGTTCCAACTTATTGAAATGATATGCGATATGGTAGGAGCTTTCACACCAAGAGAATTTATGAATATGTTTCCTATCGAAAAGACATTCGATGGAGAAAGATACCAGTGGAAAGATTACTTCTATACAATGAATTACATTGAGAGATTCGGTATGGACAAACTGATAGGAGATAAAGCGTCGGAATTTCTTATGGAATATCAGAACTGGGATATTACACATTTTATGGTTTATTGGATGGAAGTTGTAAGTCAGATGAATATTTTACAAGGTGGCAAAGATATCTTGCTTGAGTTCATGGAAGAACAGGGAGTAAAGCCACATACAATGCATTCTGACGGCAAATACATGATCGACGATGAAACAGGAGAAAAGTTCGAAATTAAAAGTCCTAAGAATCGGATGAAAAAACTTTTTTCTGTTACATGAGGAAATGCCTATGAAAAAGTTAGCAAAGATAATTGAAATGATCGGCACCGTTGTTTTTCTGTTTTGCATCTGCATTGATGCAACGGAGTATCCGGTCACTGCTATACCTGTATTGATTGGATTACTTCTTATTTATATAGGAACAAAAATAGATGGGGAGTGGCAGGAGTATACAGAAGAGATTGTAGATTACGATTACAGAAGTGAGTCTGATGACGATGACGGTATTACCTATATCACATTTGACACTGATTACAGCAAAGAAAAGGAATCATCCGAACCGACCAAAGCTGAATGATTCCCAATCAAAGCAATAGCATAAGCTATTTGCGCCTATTTTAGCATAAGAAAAGGAGAAATTCAAATATGAGAGCAGAAAACAATAAAGTGGAATTTACAGGAACGATTATCACAGAGCCGGAATTTAACCATGAGGTGTTTGGAGAGGGATTTTATAATATGTACCTCAAAGTGGATAGATTAAGTGGAACGGCTGATATTATCCCATTAATTATTTCAGAGAGATTAATCAATCTGAATGATAAATACACGGGCACTGCCGTTAATGTTTCCGGTGTGTATCGTTCTTATAACAAACACGAGGAAAAGAGAAATCGTCTGTTGCTAGATGTATTTGTCTGTGAAATCGAAAAAGCGAATCCGGGAGAGCATACAGATTTGAACAATATCCAGCTTGACGGATATGTATGCAAAGAACCGACTTACAGAAAAACACCACTTGGAAGAGAAATTGCAGATTTGTTAATTGCAGTCAATCGTTCCTACGGAAAATCAGACTATATCCCATGCATTGCTTGGGGCAGAAATGCAATGTTTGTAAGTCAGTTGGAAATTGGAACCCATATTGAGATTGGTGGACGCATTCAGAGCCGCGGATATATTAAGAAATATGAAGATGGAACGGAAGAGCAGAGAACAGCATATGAGGTGTCTGTGAGCAAAATTAATGTATTAGAGGAGGAAAATTAAGATGGCAGAAAATACCGTTACAATTTCCGTTGAGGAATATGCAGATCTGGTTGCATGCAGGACGAAAGTTCATACAGCATGTGCCATTATTGCAAATGAACACCAAAGAGACATTGAGCTGATGGGGAAAAAAGGAACAACTATTAATTCAAAAATTATAGAGTCAGCTCTTGGATATGTTGACGATGAAGCATGCTTTGAAGAGGCACTTAAAAAATATAAAGAGTGGAAGGAGAAGGAAAATGAAACTGAAAATTAGATCATTACATATGGAGAATTTCAAGGGAATTAAGAGCCTTGACGTGAATTTCTCTGTGAAAACGAAGATCAGCGGGCAGAATGCCGTAGGAAAGACAACGATCTTTGATGCGTTTACATGGCTGCTTTTTAATAAAAACAGTGCCGGAGAGGAAAAGTTTAATGTTCGACCATTAGATAAGGACGGAAACCGCATTGATAATGTAGAAATTAAGGTTGTGGGAGTTATTGACGTTGATGGGAAAGAAGTGGAACTTTCAAAGGTTCAGAAGCAGAATTGGGTTAAGAAGCGTGGAACCGACACCGTTACTTTGCAAGGCAATGTCAATTCATTTGAGATTGACGGATATCCGAAGAGTGAAGCTGATTTCAAAGCCTATGTTTCAAATCTGGCACAGAGCGAGGATATGTTTAAGATGCTGACCAATCCGCAGTATTTTTCTTCTCTGAAATGGAAAGATCAGCGCGATATTCTGATGCGCCTTGCAACGGATGTATCGGATGTTGAACTGGCGCAGACAGATGCTAAGTATGCCCCATTACTCGGCGAGTTGGAGAAAGCACCGTCCACAGATGATATCCGTGCTAAGTTTTCCAAAGCGTTATCCGGGTGGAAGAAGAAACAGGCTGAAATTCCGGTGCGTATTGATGAAGCAGAAAAATCCAAGATTGATGTGGATGTGGCAGAACAGGAGCTTGCAAAGGTAGATCTGGTAAGAAGAATCGCTGAATGTGACAAGAAAATGGAGAATGCCGGTAGCACGTTAGGCGATTTGAGAAGCAAGGAAATGCAGTTGCAATTTGATATGTCCGGCATTATGCAGGTCATGAATGACGAACTTTCCGCAAAACGTAGAGGTCTTGACAGTGCCAAGGATGATGCAACACGAGAGTTCAATGACTTACATAATCAGATTCAGTCTGCGGAAAATCAGATCAAGGCAAATGAGAAGACAATTTCCGATACAGATGCAGAGCGGAAAAATCTTGGTGTTGAATACAATGCAGAATTTTCCAAGGCATTTGATGAAATGCCATATCTCTTTGATGAATCCAAGTGGAAATTTGATGAATCTACAACGGTTTGTTCCTTATGTGGTCAGAAGTTGCCGCAGGATAAGATTGAGTCTCTTAAGGCTGATTTTGAGCAGAAAAAGGCAGATGCCAAGGCACGTGCCGCCAAGCAGTTAGAGGATGCACGCAAAGCATTTGATGATGCAAAGGGCGCAAAACTTAAAGGTCTGATTGACAAGGGCAACGCTTGCAAGGCTGATATTGAGCGATTGACAAAGGAAAACGCCAAGTTGCAGGAAGACATTGTGGCACTCAAAGAGCAGGAATCCAAGGCACTTGCAAAGCAGAATGATTATGCAAAGCAGTTATCCGAGATCCCGGCAGAAGCTGATTATTCGCAGAATGAAGAGTATGTGAAGCTGAAAACAGAGCATGACAAGATTCTTGCTGATATTGCAAAGCTTGAATCAGAGGGCGCAGACAAGGTTGTTACTGATTTGAAAGCCGAGAAAACCAATCTGCAGGCACAGCTTGATGAAGTGAACAAGGTTATCGCGCAGGCGGCTAACAACATTATGATTGATGATCGTATCGAAACGCTTAGAGACGAGCAGAAAGAAATCGGGCAGAAAGTTGCAGACCAGGAACAGATGCTTTACCTCTTAGAAGAGTTCATTCGTTTCAAGCTGAATAAGGTTTCTGAATCTATCAACAGCCATTTCAAGACCGTAAATTTCAAACTCTTTGAAATGCAGTTAAATGGCGGCATGAAAGATTGCTGTGAGTGCACCGTAAATGGTGTACCGTATTCGACCTTGAACAGTGGTCACAGAATTGTAGCCGGACTTGATATTATCCGCTCATTGAGCGAGTTATACGGCGTGAGTGTGCCGATTTTTGTTGATAACGCAGAATCGCTGAATGAGTTCAATGTGCCGGATATGGATGCGCAGTTAATTCTTTTGAGCGTTTCAGAGGACAAGCAGTTGAAAGTCGATGGAGTGTAAATGTCGAGAATAGGAATCGGAAACAACGTCACACAGCCGGATGCACGGTGTATGTCGTGCAAGCGTTGGAAGAGTGCAACTAAGAGAGGATTCTTTGATTTTGCGGAATCCGGACATTGTTCTCTTCCGTATTGTGAAAAAGACGCGAAGAATAAAGGAAAGAGAGGGTTTAGAAGATGAAACAGCAGATTACAGAGGAAATGAAAATCCAGAATGAATGGTACAAAGAAGCGAAAAAACAGACTGTGGAAACACTTCCGGAATTTGTAAGGCATTTAACAGAAGATTATTCGCATGATTATGGAACTATTTGCCACGCAGTTGCAGCAGCAGGAATAGCAGCCATGTGTGCGGTTGACAATTCTCCGACCGGCGGAATTACCGGATTTCAAGCCGGATGCATTATGTGGCAGGTTATTAGAGAATGGAACTTTCAGAACAATAAGACAGGGTTGAAAATTCTTGATTATGACAATCTTCTTTATCCGCAGTATAAAGCTTCTTTTATATCCATAAGTAGTGAAATTTGGGAATCGGTCAAGAAAGAAGCTCAAAACAAAATTGACCAGAATAACGATAAAGTGGAAAAATGGAAGGTTGCTCATGATAAATGGGCTATTGATATGGAGAAGTTTAAAGTGGATGTTGTGGAATGGCAGAAACAGCATCCGGAATACCCGACATATGAGGACAATCCAAAATTCTATGAGCATCTTTGCTTTGGAACCGAGAAAGAATGGGATGAAGAAACCAAGAAACAGGAGAGCGGATTTATGTTTGCTCCAACGGAACCATGCAATCCAAGTGCTAATCCAAATGTTATTGCACATTGGAAATCTATTGTTAATGGAAATGTTCCATTTGGTTTGAAAATTGAGGAGGAATGATAAATGCAGTATATCAAAGCGAAATTTCCAAACAGCACAAGAAGCTACGTGTATCGCACCGAGGATTCTGCGAAAGCCGGTGACACGGTTGTAAATGACAAGGGTGCAAAGCTGACAGTTACAGATGAATCAGTGGATATGGCATGGGTGGAAACCTACGGTGCTGATAAGGTGGCGGTTGTGAAGAAATATGAGGAAAGCGAGGAAAAGCAGTGAAACTTTATTTTTATGGACTTAATTCGGACGGAATCTCCGTCACAGAAGTGGAAGTGATTGAAAAACCAAAGACATATTATCCAGTTGATAAGAAAAGAGGTTTTCCAAATTGCATGAGCTTTGTTAGAAAAGAGGACGAAGGGAAAATTACTGGCTATTATGAAAATATTTTCCTTACAAAGCCGAATTACGATTATGCAAAAGAAAAGTTTAGAGAAGTCGCAGAAAAGGAACTTGAATCGGCAAAAGAAAAGTTTGAAATAGCAGAAAACAAATTAAAAATCATCATGGAAAGCGAGGAAAAATAATTATGGCAGAAAATACGGCAGTATCTACGCAGGGAAAACAGGAAATGAATACACAACTTTCCTATTATACAAACCAGTACATAGGGCTTATGGAGCGTGACTTTGCAGAGCATGGACTTGTACTTAATGATTATTCCAAGCAGTGTGTCATGGCATCTATGAGTGCTATTTACAACCTTGTTACATCTAGCAAAGCCGCCATGAGTAACTTGAATGGATCTAATTTGAGACAGATTATTGGACAGGTATCAAGCCTTCAACTTAATGCCAATGCAGTGCCAAGGGAGTGCTACTTCCAGTTGAGAAGCAAACAGGATGTAAATGGAAATTGGTACAAGGAAGTAGAAATGGGGATCGAAGGAGACGGAAATGATGCACTTCTTCGAAACTTTGGTGTTGATGTTAAAAAGGTATATCCGGTATGGCTTGTGAAAGAAGGTGACGATTTTACATATCCAAAGCATAAAGGAATTGAAGTTACACCGCCGGAATGGGAAGAAAAAGGACTTTCGCAGAAAGTTATCCGTGTTGTTTACCCGGTGGAAATGAAAGATGGGAAAGTTGAATATATGATAGCAGAGCGTGAAAGCGTAAAAGGAAACCTTTTTGCTCATGTTCGCAATAATCTTCTGAATGAGACTTTCGGACTTGTAAAAGGCGGCAAAAAGACACGCTATGATGCAACGGAAACAGAAAAGAAAGCTATCGCAGAAAAGAAAAATGAAATTTTGAAAGAGCTTTTAGCTTGCAAAACTGTTGAAGATATGCTTTCCTGCGAAGTTGCAAGACCATACATGAGTGCCGCATGGCTTGATACATCTGAATCCATGATCGTTCGAAAGATGCGCAATAATGCAATCAAGAAGCATCCAAAAGACCTTAATGCTATTGCAAAACAGTCTCTTATGCAGATAGATGAAACATATCAGCAGACGCAGGAAGAAATTGCAGAGAACGCCAATTCCGAACCGTTTGTCGTAACTGAATCCGAAGCAACCGAAAGTGCAGCAGTTGAGCCGGAGAAAGTAGCCGGAGAAGTCGTTGAGAATGACGAGAATGTACCGGACTTTATGAAAGATTAGGAGGTTGCTATGAGAGTAATTTCGCAGGACGGAACGCTTGATATGCCATATGAAGAGGTGATTATTCAGAGATTCAGGTCAAGAATTTATTTCCTGAACAAAAACTTAATAGGTGTTGAGTCGCTTAATGAAGACATGCAAATTGCTGAATATTCTAAAGAAGAGAAAGCAAAGAAGCTATGGAAAGGCTTATAGATGCATATATCGGTACGCCTATCGTAATGCAGAATGTTGATGTTTCAGAAGATGTGGCAAGGGAATTTGAAAGATTAAAGAAATGCGGTATTATGGTGCGAACAGAAAATCAGCCGTCAAAAATAGAATGCATTAGCAATGCTATCTTTCAATTTCCGTCAGAGGAAGAATTGGAGTAGCCTATGAAATACTATTGGGTTCGCATCTATGATTACAAGGTAGACGATGAACTGAAAGAGTTTACAGATGATAACGTGTGGGATTCTCAAAAAGGCACTCTTCTTGATGAATATTATCTTTACGGAGAAGATATGTCTCGTAGTGAAGCAAAGGACGAAGTAAAGAAGAAAAGCAGTATTTCAAGGTTTGCAAAGCCAAGAAAAGGTAGCGGAATATATGCTCTGGTTATGGAAAGCAACCAATTCTTCTATGAGCGATTCAATATTGAAGTTGATACAATCTGTTTTAACTGCCATAAGTCGATCAAAGGCAAGCAAAAGGACTTTCCATACATTACGACAGATGGTGGAGAAAAATATTACTTTTGTTCTTATGGTTGCCGAGCTGAAATCAGTAGAAAAATTAATCCATACTACGAGGGAGAATTTCAAACCAGAGAGGGATATGAGAGCAATGGTGGTGTATATGGATATATTTACCATATTTATAACAGAAAGACTAATATGCACTACATAGGACAAACGGTATATATGCCATTCTTCCGGTGGCAGGAACACGTTAAGAGCGGTTTGAAAGGTAATATTACAGACCTTGTATTTGAGACCATTACAGAGGTTCGTGTTAAGTCACAGGAGTATCTAAACAATATTGAAGCATGGTGGATTAGGAAATACATTGATGAATATGGGCGAGACCGTGTTATGAATATTACAATTCCAAAGATAACACTTGAGGACTTGGCAAAGGAATATTCAAAGATAGTTTCGGGACAGTTAAGTATTGAAACGGATGAAAGTGAGGTGGTTTAAATGCTTATGCGATGTTGCGGTTCATCATCGGCAGGCAACAGTTACGCTTTAATCAGCAACAGTGGCGAGATTCTTGCCATTGAAGCCGGATGCAAATTCATGGACTTTAAGAAGATGATTGATTGGCGTATTTCTGATGTTGCAGGATGCATTGTAAGCCATGAACACGGAGACCATGCACGATACATAAAAGATTTCATGAAATCCGGCATTCCGGTTTATACAGCGTTTGAAACGCAGACCGCACTTGAAACCATAACCGGAGAGCGTACAATAGCCATTCCACCGCGCAGAACACGGCAAATCGGCAGTTTTACGGCAACGCCCTTCAATGTACCGCACGATACAGAAATTGAGTGCTACGGCTATTTAATCGAGCATGAGGAAATGGGAAAGCTGTTATTCTTGACCGACTTGGAATATTGCAGATATGACTTTTCTGGCATAAAAGTTGAGCATATCATGGCTGAAGCCAATTATAGCATGGACTTGGTAGCCCGGAATGAGCCAAATTACGAACACCGTTTGCGAGGTCATATGAGCCTTGATACGGCACTTAAATTTATTCAGACGAACGACAACCCAGCTTTGCGAAATGTCGTTTTAATACACTTATCGGACACAAGCGGAGATCCCGCGTTATTCCTACAACGAACGAAAGAAACAATTAAATATGGAACGAATGTTTATGTTGCAGAAAAAGGGCTAGAGGTTAATATGAACCTTTGTCCGTTCTGAAAGTAGAAAGCATGAAATTATACATTTACAGATTTTGGGGCGATAAATTTTCTTGTAGAGAAGTAGACGTAGAAGAAAAGCCAAAAACGTATATCATTACTGAAGAATCCGAATTTGAATATAAAGGACAGAGAATCCGCAAGGACGAAATTGGTGTGTTAAGCGGTTGCAGCCGGGATAGGGTCATTCTGACGGAGAAAAACAAGAAAAAAGCTGTTGAAATGCTTATTAGCAGGCAGGGCACTATTGTTGAGAGTTGCCGAGCACGTCTTGAATATGAAGAGAAAAAACTTGAGACCATCAAAGCGGAACTTGAAAAAGAATAATTAGGTTGAAACACCTTGGCGAAAGCCTAAAAGAAACTATCTTGTTTGGCGAATAGTTATCACAAACCTTATTGAAAGCCATGTTTTGGCGGTACGTTTACCGTGCCGCCCTTACAAAAGATTGGAGGTAAAAATTGAAATTATGTGAATACTGTATGGCTGAATTTGAGCCGAAGCGACCAGATCAAAAATACTGTAGACCCAAATGTGCAAGAAGATACGCACAGTTTAAAAATTTTAAAAAGGCTGGAAGAACTGTGTATACAAGAATATGCCCGAAATGTGGCAGGCTGTTTATGACGATAGATGAACGCAAAGTTGATTGCCAAGACTGCATCGGCAATGAAGTTAAAGAACGCTTGAAAAAACCAAAGAAAAAGGACGATGCAATCAAGGCTGTGAATCATATGGCACGCGCTTCCGGCATGAGCTATGGAAAGTTTGTGGCTCAAATGAGCATGAAGCCATTGGAGAGGAAGTGATTGGATGGGATATAAACACGGATTATCAAATAAATGCGGTAGATTGTACCCTCTGTGGAAAAGTATTAAATACCGTTGCTATTGCAAAACTTCTCGAGACTATAAAAATTACGGCGGAAGAGGGATTGTAATGTGTGACGAATGGAAGAATGATTTTCTAAGTTTCCACGATTGGGCGATCGCAAACGGGTACAAAGAAGAAAAGACGGATAAGGGATTGAACATTTTAACCATTGACAGAATTGATGTTAATGGGAATTACGAGCCTAGCAATTGCAGGTTTGTAACAAATGCAGAACAAGCTAAAAACAAAAGAAATAGCATTCCTATAGATGAAAAATTTTTAAAATGTCCTGTTTGCGGAAAGCAATTTGTGAAAAAGAAGAGAAATGGGCAAAAAACATGCAGCAATCACTGCGGAAGGATTCTTTATTACAGAGAGCATCCAAACACAAAAGACTATATGAAAATATGTCCTATTTGCAATAAATCATTTAACGCCAAAAGAGGTGGTCATTACAATGACGCGGTTTATTGCAGTAAAAAATGTAAAGATTTATCGGGTTCGCCTGTTTGGGAGCACAACGGACAAACCCATAGGGTTGTTGAGTGGGCTGAAATAGTAGGTATAAATGCACATTGCTTATTACATAGAAAGGATATGGGTTGGACTATCGAAGAGATATTAACAACGCCATTGAGAGGTAGAAGAAAATGCCGAATGTAAATTACAAGCAGCTATATGCAATAAAAAAGAACAACGAGAAACGGATATTAAGTGTTTGCCCTAGAATGAAAAATCAGAGCGGAATTTATTTCTACACGAGGACTGATGAAAACGGTATATCTTACTTTTATATCGGTCAGAGCGTTGACTGCTTAGAGAGAAATGTTTCACATTTATCCGGTTATCAGCACATAGATCTTTCGATTAAAAAAAGAGGATTTTATAGTGAAGAAAATCCGTATGGATGGAAATTGGATTTTATCCATTATCCGAGAGAGAAACTTGATGAAATGGAACAATATTGGATTTTGGAATATACAAAGAAAGGTTATCAATGCCGTTACAACAAAACGGCTGGCGGTCAAGGCGCAGGAAAAGAAAAGATAAACGAATTTAAGCCAGCAAAAGGCTATTATGACGGCATTAAGCAGGGCAAAAAGAGTCTTGCTAAGGAATTATCGCATATTGCTGAAAAGCACCTTGAAATCCGCTTGAAGCCGGAAAAACAGGGTAATAAAGTTTCTGAAAAGCAGTATGAGAAGTTTATGGCTTTGATTTCTGAAAATACGTATGAGGAGAGCGATTAAATGGCAGAAGTCAAGTGGATTAAAATCACAACAGATGTCTTTGATGATGAAAAGATTCTGCTGATTGAGAGTATGCCGAGTGCGGATAGCATCATTACGATTTGGTTCAAACTTCTTATTCTTGCCGGAAAACAGAATAACAACGGTGTGTTTATGATGAGCAACAAGTTACCGTTCACGGATGAAATGCTTGCCACCATTTTCCGCAGAGATTTGAACACGGTAAGGCTTGCACTTAAGACCTTTGAAGAATTTGGGATGATTGAGGTCGTTGACAATGTGATAACGATTCCGAATTGGAATAAGCACCAGACACTTGATGCTTATGAGAAGAAAAAGGAACGTGACAGGCTATATCAGCAGAACCGCAGAAAGAAGCAGAAGAACCTAATTGAGCAAAAATCGCCCGATAAATCGTCTGACGTCGTTGTTTCAGATAAAGAAGAAGAAAAAGAAGAAGATAAAGAGAAAGAAAATATAAAAGAAAATTCGCTGTCGCCCGATTCCGGAGATTTGTTTGATTTTGACGATGCATGGAAAAAGACTTTTAGTATATACCCCAAGAAAACAGCGTACAGTACCTCTAAAACGGCTTGGATGGATAAAGTGCTAGAAGTTATCGAAGAGAACCAACCGGACGTTGCACGGCTGTTATACAAAGCCACAGAAGCATATTTGAGTGACTATCAAGAAAAGAACCCGGACGATAAGGATTTTCGGTACATTCCAAAATATGTTGATTGGTTGAAAAATGATTGCGACTATTGGTTGCAGATTGCAGAGAAACGAGGTGATTGCAGTTGACAGAAGCGGAACAGGGGCTTATCGGATGCGTGCTTATATCTGCTGATTCTCTCGACAGGATTCCGGACATTAAACCATATATGTTCTCCGATGATATAGGACAGGACATTTTCATAAAAATGCTTGCAATGAGAGATAATTGCGAAGAAATCACAGTTCTTTCCCTTGCACAATCGCTGACCAACCCAAAGTACAGCGAAGATGAATATAAGCGAGTCGTTATGTCTTGTTTACAATCTTCTCCGACATCGGTTGAAGCTCCTGCGTATGCCAAAGTCGTGATGAATGATTTCAAGGCAAGAGAGGTCAAAAGTCTTTATCAGAGAGTTTCATTGAGACCGGGAGACATTGACAAGACTATTTCTGAAAGCATTTCAAGGTTGGAAGAATTGCAGAAGAACATGAAAGTTCGGTCAAAATCATTAAAGCAGATCGTTGAGGAAAACAAGGAAAAATATTTCAACGAACACGTTGGAGAGGGCGGCGTAAAAACAGGGTTCGATCAATTGGATGATTGTATCGGAAGTTTAGAGGGCGGAGACGTGACTGTTGTCGGTGCAAGACCGGGAATTGGAAAATCCGCATTTGTAACGCAGATGATCGGACAAATGGCAGAAAAAGGACTCCAAGTTGGATATTTCAACCTCGAGATGAAAGAAGGACAGGTTTACGAACGTTTCGTTTCAAGGTTGTCTGAAATAAGCCTAACGCGCGTCCGGAGGGCAAAAGCGTTCCTTGGAGATGAAAAAGAAAAATTCGACAAGGCAAACGATGAAATGTGTGATTATGATGTGATTATTTCCACAGGTTCAAAATCCGTAGGAGAAATCAAGGCAGAGAGCCGCTACCGGCAGTTTGATGCAATCATTATTGACTACTTGCAGTTGATTAAAGCAGAGCGAAAGTACAGCAACAGATCATCAGAAGTCGGAGATATTTCAAAAGCATTAAAGGCACTTGCAATGGAGCTAAATGTTCCGGTTATCGCACTTTCGCAGTTGAACAGAGTTTCAGAGGGCAGAGATACCAAAGAGCCTACAATGTCAGAGTTGAGAGAATCCGGAGATATTGAGCAGGACGCATCGAATATTTTCTTTTTATGGAATCTGGATGAAAGCGGAGAATATAAAGGATTGAAAGTTGCAAAGCAACGGCAGGGCGAACTTATGAAAGAAGCATTACAGTTTATTGGCGAAAATATGAAGTTTGTTGAAATCGAAAAACCGCTTGATGATGTTGTTGCGGAAATAAAAAAGAAAGAACGCGGGGACGGATTCAAGCCATACAATGGCGATTGTCCGTTTTAGAGGTAGTGGCTATGGCAAGTGCAAAGATCGAAAAGGGTTCGGAAGAATGGCAAGTGTTTATGGATTATTGGCAATTCATTCAGAAATACTATTCCCCGGACAGCACTGATTCTTGGTGGGATGAAGTTGTAAAAGCCGGAGAATCATTGATAAACAAATACAAAGGCATGGAGATTGAAGAACGTGCAAGACAGCTTGTATTGAGTCATTTTGCATGGTTGGAAATCACATACAGAAAGGAGAAACCAAAGAAATGAGCAATGCTTTGAGACGGAATAAAAAGCCAACATTTTACACAAAACAGGAAATGCGGATTATCGGTCAAAATGATTTTGAAAAGAGAAATGCTGATAAGGTTATATCAAAATCATACAAAGATTTTGTCGTGATTGGGTACATAATTCTGCATGACAAATTCGGATTCGGACAGACAAGAATCATCCGGTTACAGGATTTTTTGAAATCTTACTTGGATGAAGCATCATGCGGCGGGAAGAACGGAAAGGACTTGGCTGTTTACCTGAAAGACAAATACGACATTGATACCAAGACAGAAGTTGAACAGATTCCGCAGCGGCAGTTAATGGTCTTATATGCCAAGAAAGGATTTTGTATCGAGCGTGAAGCCTACAGACTTTCCAGCGCGTCATTGTTTAACTATTTCGCGCTCACGCTTACGATTCTGAAAAAGGAATTTAAGCTGTCTGTGAAGCAGTTACAGCAGTTCACGGACAAGTTTATTGACTACATCGACACATTGGCTAATTACAAGCAGTTTCAGTTGACTGTACCGATGATAGCGCAGAGTTTGGCGAATGAGATTAAGTTTGTATGCGATTTGGAGGTTTAATATGACAAATAAAGAAAAATACGGAAATGAGATTATAGAACTTGCGGCAAACACAGCACTGTTTGGATTAAAAAATGGAAAGCCTGCAATTTGCGAAGAAATTAAATGTGAAGAGTGCGATTTTTATGAATCAGATTCGTGCAAAGGTAGTAAGTATAATTTCCGAGAATGGCTTAATTCGGAGTATGTCGAGCCGCCTGTTGATTGGAGTAAGGTTGCGGTCGATACGCCGATTTTAGTAAGAGATAGCGAAGAAAGTGCGTGGGAAAAAAGATATTTTGCAAAATACGAGAACGGAATAGTGTACGCATGGGGATACGGAGCAACATCTTGGAGTGCGCGCGGAAGTGGCGATATAAGCGATTGGAAAATGGCAAAGCTGGCAGAAAGCGAGGAATAGGCATGGAGAGATTAACAGAACGAACAGCGATTGGAATCTTAGTAAAAGAGAATTACGAGAAAGAATCCTTAAAAACCTTGTATTCGTGCTATGGCGAAAAGCCTAATTCATATTATTCCAACTGTGAAGAAGGTTATTGCGCAATGGAGAAGTTAGCGGATTACGAGGATGCGGAGGAACAGGGCAGGCTTTTCAAGTTACCTTGCAAGGTGGGAGATACTGTTTACGTTATTGCTGGAAAAAACATATCTGCACAGAAGATTCAAAGAGCAACGATTGATTCAGAAATGAAAATTGAATTTTGCACAAAAAGAAGAGGATTTGCATTGTTTGATATAGGTAAAACAGTATTTCTCACAGAATCCGAAGCCGAAGCAAAACTGAAAGAATTGAGAGGTGGAGAAGATGAAAGTAGTAACAGTTAGTGATTTGATAAAAATTCTTGATACAAAAGAAAATAGATATGGTGCTACAGGAAAACCGAGAATATTGAATTTATCTTTAAATGGCAATTTTGCTGGCGATATTGAATCTGTAAAGTTAGATGGTTATGGAGATGGACTTATTACGGACGTGACGTTGGAGATTACTACATCTAAATTCACAACCACCAATGCCGACAGGATAAGGAATATGTCGGATGAAGAGTTGCTTGATTTTATCTGTTCAATAGAAACTTATGAAGAGGGTAGCGTTAAGACTATTGAAAATGGGGTTTCAATGCACACAGTGACGGAAGTTAGGGAATGGCTTCAATCAGAAGCGGAATAGGAGAGAGTATGGAAGATAGATACTTATTCAAGGCAAAGTTTGATGATTCCGACAGATGGGTTAAAGGGCAACTTGTTGAAGTAAACGACACTTATTTGATTATTCCGAATCATGCAAGCAAAATATTAGCCGGTTGGTTTTCAGCATCAAATATTATAGAAGTAAAGAAAGATACAATCTGCCGATACACAGGCTTAAAAGACAGGAACGGTAATCTGATTTGGGAGAATGATATTGTAAAAATAAATAATAGCAAGGTGAATACGCTTATAACATTTAGGGATTTTGAAATTATATGTACAATTCCTAACGAAAAATATTATAAGCATAGGCTTGAATATGATACTGAATATGAAGTTATCGGCAACATCTTTGACAATCCGGAGTTATTGGAAAGCGAGGGATAATATGACGGAGAGTGAAGCAATTAAGATATTGAAGAAAGACAGTTGTTATGAATGCTCACAAGGCACAGACAGCCCGCTTAATTGTGAATATTGGGGATGCAGGGTTGCGAAAGCTACTAAAGTAGCAATACAGGCACTTGAAGAAGTACAACAGTACCGCGCAATCGGCACACCGAAAGAATGTAGGGCGGCGGCGGTTAAGCAGACGGCGAAGAAACCTATATTTAACCATAACCTTAGTGATACTCTTTCTGTATTCCATTGCGAATGTGGAAACAAAATCAAAGTCAGTCACGATATAGGAATAATGAATAACAACAATGCGCCAAATTACTGTAGTAATTGCGGTTGTAGGTTAGATTGGAGTGATGAAGAATGATGTTTCAATCGTGCATAAATTTCATTCTGCTAATACTTATAGCCATTAGGTTAGATATTCTAACAAAATTTGGAGTTAACCTTTTTTGCGTTCTGTCAGTTGTAGGGATGATTGGACATGAGATTTTTGATTATTTGAAAAGAGGAGATAAAAAACGATGAGACTGATTGATGCAGATGAATTAAAAAAAGAGTTATACCAACAATGGTTCATGGATATTCTTCTTACACAAAGGAACAGTGAGGATATGTTCTATGCGCTGGCACAAAAGATTGACGAACAGCCGACCGCCTACGATGTGGACAAGGTTGTGGAACAGTTAAACGACAATTTCAGAGTTGTACGAACTGATGAAGATTTGGAATGGAACAGGGCAATGGATGACGCAATTACAATCGTGAAAGGCGGTGGAGCAGATGGCAATTAAACCAATACTATTTAACACAGTTAACACAGAAATGGTTCGGGCAATTCTGGACGGGCGGAAGAGTTGTACTAGGAGAGTTGTAAAGCCACAGCCTACGGCACGTTATGGAGTACAGTGCATAAAGCCACCATATCAACCGGGAGATATTCTTTATATTCGAGAAACATGGAGCGAAGGATATGAAGATGGAACATATATTTACAAAGCTGATGATAAGCTGGCAGACTTGCCTACATTTAAGGAATCATCAAAACTGATATATCATCCGTCCATTCACATGCCAAAAGAAGCGGCACGCATCTGGCTTAATGTCACGGATGTGAGAGTGGAACGGTTGCAGGAGATCAGCGCAGAAAGTGCGTTGGCAGAAGGAACAGATAAGTATATCCACACAAATGGAGGACTTGATGAAAACATGACAATTACATCGTTTATAGGGATTTGGAATAGCACCATCAAGAAATCCGACATTGACCGCTACGGTTGGGATGCAAATCCTTGGGTATGGGTTATAGAGTTTGAGCGGTGCGAGAAACCGGAAGGAGTATGAGGTATGAGTAAAAGCAGAGCCAGTAAAATGAACGGCTATCGTAGCATGGTAAGCCGTCAGAAGAATGATGTTTTTAAGTTTAAGCCTAAGAAGAAAAAGAAAGGGTGATTCAGAATGAAGATTTTAAGTAAGAAGAAATACAACAAACTCATTGAAGATTTTGAGGAATTGCAGAAAAAGGTCGAGGAACTCAAAAGGATAAACGAGAGTATCGGGAAAAAGCTGGAAGATAAAAAGACAAGTTGCAAGGCAAATGTTGGAAAAGATTTTTGTAATGTTTGCAAAAATTCTTACAGTTATAAGAACAATAATGGGCTTATTCCCATTAACTGTGTAGGTTGCTTGCTTGATGTACCTTGTGAGGATTTTAAGAAAAAAGAAGATAACTAACTAAAAATCAAAGAAAGGAACAGGACGCGCGCATAAAACCTAGGTTTCCTTTTGGTAGATTTTATGAATTTTGAAAATTATTCTTGTGATAATCAAATGAGCATATTTGACTTCATAAGAGAAACAATCAGTATAACAAAGCCTATTCGCTTAATAGAACTTTTCGCTGGCTACGGAAGTCAGGCAATGGCACTAAAGAGAATAGGCGCTAAGTTTGAGCATTACAGAGTTGTGGAGTTTGATAAGTATGCCATAGCAAGCTATAACGCAGTACATGGTACGGATTTCCCCACAATGGACATAACAAAGGTTCATGCAGAAGATTTGAATATCTGCAACACAGAAACCTTTACTTACTTACTTACTTACTCGTTTCCTTGTACAGATTTATCGATTGCCGGGAAACAGGCGGGAATGTCTAAGGGAAGCGGTACGAGAAGCGGTCTGTTGTGGGAAGTTGAGAGAATACTAACAGAAATTAGAGATAGTAACGGAGAATTACCACAGATTTTGTTCATGGAGAATGTGCCACAAGTACATAGCCAGGATAATATGCCCGATTTTATAAAGTGGCTAGACTTTCTCGAAAGTCTGGGTTACACAAATTACTATCAAGATTTAAACGCTAAAAATTATGGTGTAGCACAAAAGCGTGAAAGATGTTTTATGTTTTCGTTCCTGGGTGAATGCAATTATAATTTTCCACAGCCTATACAACTTACAAAAAGAATACGTGATTATCAAGAAAAGGTAGTTGATAACAAATTCTATGTAAGTGATAATGCATTGAAAGGATTTGCGGAACGCGCAAAAAAGCAGAAAGAGAAAAGAAATGGTTTTCATGCAGTTATTAAAGATGTTGATGACATATCATCTACAATAACAGCCAGATATTGCAAAGATGGTTCTGATTGTCTTATAAAAGTTGCCGGAAGAATACGAAAGCTAACACCGAGAGAGTGTGGACGGCTGATGGGTGTATCTGATGAAGATATTGACAAAATGGCAGCAGTGAACAGCAATACGCAACTATATAAGCAGTTCGGCAACTCAATAGTAGTAGATGTTATGTGTGCTATGTTTAAAAACTTAAATATCAACCAATAAAATAAGGAGAAATGGCTTATGAAATTTACAAAATTCATTAAGCCAGAGCTTGAACAAATCAAAGAAAATGCCAATTTCACGGAAGAAGAGGAGAGGATTTTCTCTCTTCTCTGCCGTGGTTTTTCACAAAAGCAAATATCCACAAAAGAAAATCTATCACTAAGAACGATAGAGTACAGAGTGAGAGATATAAAAGATAAAATAGAAAGAACGGGGGTATTTGATTGGATGAAAAAGAACTGTTGAAATATGCCGTTGATAGTGGTATTCTCGACATAGCACTTGTGCAGAAACAAGTCACTATGCAAAAGAGAGAAAAATTACTCAACAAAAACCCTTATAAAATCTATCAAGGAAAGGATGAGAACTGGTACTCATATCTGCCGGATGAAGTAAAAGGCAGGCGTAAAATCAAGGCAAAGCGTAGAGAAGCGGTCGAGCAGAAAATCATTGATTATTGGAAAGAGAAAGAGGATGACCCAACGATAGAGGAAATCTTCAACCGTTGGATTTCACAAAAGCTGGAACTTGAAGAAATCAGCAGAGCAACCTATGACAGATACTTAATGGACTTTCAGAGATACTTTGACGGTATCAAAGATAAGAGAATCAAAAGCATAGACGAATGCGACCTTGAAACATTTATACGAAATAGCATTCATGATTTCAACATGACTTCCAAGGCATTCTCAAATTTCCGAACACTAATCTATGGAATCTTTAAGTATGCCAAGCGGAATAAGTATGTTAAGTTTTCTATTACATACACTCTGAAAGACATGGATATATCGCCAAAAGCGTTTAAGCACGTAGTTCGTCAGGCAAAAGATCAGGTATATATGCCGGATGAAAAGGAACGCATGGAGATGTACTTAAGAAATCACTTGGATATTGTCAACCTTGGATTGCTATTTATGTTTAAGACAGGAGTCCGTGTCGGGGAATTGTCGGCATTAAAGCGGAAAGATGTTGAAAACTACACGGTTGCCATCAATTCTACAGAGACACGCTATCGTGATGATGATGGTTTCCACTATGAGGTTAAAGATTTTCCAAAATCAGAAGCCGGATTGCGATTTGCCATATTGCCGGACAAGTACAAATGGATTCTTGATGAAGTACGAAAGAGAAATCCCTTCGGGGAATATCTGTTTGAGAGAGACGGAGAACGGTTGAAATCCTACAACTTTCGTGAACGTTTGCGGTATATATGCGAACACGAACTGCGAATGAAAGTGAAATCTCCGCACAAAATCCGAAAGACATACGGCAGCATTCTTCTTGACGGAAAAGTGAAAGAGTCCACAATCCTTGATACTATGGGGCATACAGACATTAGTTGCACAAAAGATCATTATTATTTTGACCGCACAGGAATTGAGGAAAAGAGACAGGAACTTGACTTAATCGAAGCATTATGAGTCCCTAGTACTCAAAAGTACTCAAAGAAAAATTGAAAGAATGGCTATTTTAAGCCATTTCAAGGTAATTACTTTAGGGTTCGATTCCCGTACGGACTGTTTTAAAAGTCGCATAAACACTGTGTTTGCGGCGTCTTAAAAAACTTTGGTACTCAAAATGGTACTCAAAAACTGAACACAAAAGAAAGGAGTCTG